AAAGTGTTCAAGTTGATGCAGTCCTGCTGCAGATCGGCACAACCGGGCATCCCAAGCAGGGTAAGAGCAACCACCAATCCTTCAGGAATCGGCCATTCCTGGGTCAAAAAGAGATATGACCTCTCCCAGTCTGATGGGCAGGTCCTAAAACTACCGGGTCAAATGCCAAGAGTGGCTATCAGAGGGTCTTTAAGGGAGAACTTTCTTCTCCTTTCTATACAGCCACACTACGAAATCATAATTCAGAATGCGGCTAAGAACCCTGCTCAGGCGAAGGCATGGATAGAGGGTGATTGGAATGTGACCTCTGGAGGCATGTTTGATGACCTATGGGACCATAAATATCATGTTATACCTGATATACCCGTTAGCTCTATACCATCCTCATGGTCAATTACAAGAGCGTATGACCACGGCCAAAGTCATCCTTTTAGTGTCGGATGGTGGCTTGAATCCTCTGGTGAGGGCATTGAGATAGATGGAGCGACCTTGGGCAACGTCAGAGGTGATCTCATTCTGTGGATGGAATGGTACGGCACCACAGGAGAAGAGAACACAGGTATCCGAATGGCCGCATCCAAGATTGCTCAGGGGATCATTGATAGAGAAGAGGATGTTGGTGTGCGAGGCAGAGTATTGGATGGGCCGGCTGATACAGAGATATATACCAAGGTTGCCACAGGCACAGGCAGGGGGCCTGCCGATGATATGGAAGATGCAGGTATAACGTGGGAGAGAGCCGACAAGTCCAGAGGGTCAAGAAAAAGGGGGTGGGAGAAACTCAGAACCCTGATGTCTAATGCCATACCGGGAAAAGACGGTACAAGAGAAATGCCTGGTTTGTTCATATGCAAAAAGAATAAACACTGGCTTGAACTAGCCCCCTCTGTTCCCCGTAGCGAGGCTGATCAGGATGAGATACCCAGTAACTATGAAGACCACTGTCTTCATCCCGACACACTTGTTCCCACTAAAGCCGGCATATACAAAATATCAGAGCTTGTAGGTAAGGACGGAGAGGTCTGGACTATAGACGGGTGGATGCCCTATTATGGCGCAAGACTGACTAGAAAAAACGCTGAAATGGTAGAAGTCAACATATCTGATGGATCCAGTATGGTGTGTACCCCCGACCACGAAATTATGCTGAAAGATGGTAGTATGATGGGGGCGTCCGAGTCTGAAGGTCTAACCCTCTACTGTAATGATAGATGGGTGACGGATATAGAAACTGTAGAAAACAGTGATTCATATTGTCTGACAGTCCCATCTCATGGGCACTTCATGTTGTTTAATGGGTTGTTTGTGTCTAACTGCCTTGACATGACCAGATATAGAGCAACTTGGGAAGTAATGGGCATGTTCAGGAAAGGGTTTTGATGAGAGATAGACAATCAGGGCTATCTAGTGATACTATAGTGTCAAATTGCCGGTACATAACGCGGAGTGAGACATTTGCCCCTTAAAAAAGATCCCAGTGACCCATCCTCAACATCAATGGCGTGGGATATGATGGCCCCCAAATGGGATATGATGAATACCATACTTGCTGGTACTCAGGCCATGCGTGAATCCGGTGAGACGTATTTACCAAGGCATGATAGTGAGAGTATGTCTAATTATAACGAGAGGCTGAATAGATGTACCCTGTTCAACATGACTGAACTCACGTTAAGTACATGGGTGGGTAAACCGTTCTCAGACCCCGTTAAGTTAAATGAGGACGTACCACAAGAGATTATCAATCTATCAGATGACATTGACCTTCAAGGTGATAGCCTTACGGTAATGGCAAGGGACTGGTTTAGAGAGGCCCTGTCTAAATCCTTTGCACATGTCCTGATAGATATGCCCAGCCTTCCTGACACGACTAATGGGCAGGCAAGAACAAAAGCAGACGATCTAAGGATGAATATTAGACCATACTGGTCTCTTGTTAGGCCAGAAAATGTCATATTCGCAGAATCCCAGATGATCAATGGTCGGGAGAGGCTAACCCACGTTCGGATACGTGAAACTATTGTAAAGCGGATTGGTTTTGTAGAAACGATAGTGGAGAGAATACGGGTGCTTGAACCTGGAACCTTCGCTGTATGGGAACTCACTCCAAAAAGCAAAAGCTCTAAGAAGATGGTATGGGCAGAGGTTGAATTTGGACAAACTGGTCTCAATGAGATTCCGTTAGTCACATTCTATGCTGATAGATCAGGACTTATGGAGGGTAAGCCCCCATTAGAGGATTTAGCCCACCTAAATATAAGACATTGGCAGTCAACAGCAGACCAGATAAATATTCTCACGGTGTCAAGATTTCCTATGCTCGCTGTGTCCGGTGCTGCTGATCAGACCGGGGATACTATGGTTATTGGGCCAAGACAATTACTTGGTACTAAAGATTCTGCTGGTAAATTCTACTATGTTGAACACTCAGGAAGGGCCATATCTTCCGGTAAAGATGACCTGGCCGATCTCGAAGAGCAGATGGCGTCCTATGGTGCTGAGTTTCTTAAACGTGCGTCAGGTAATCAGACTGCCACCGGTAGGGCCTTGGATTCCTCTGAGGCCATGAGTCCTTTACAGGATATGGTTATAAGGTTCACAGAATCTATGAATGAGGCCCTTGATGTTACCGCAAAGTGGCTTAACCTAGAGTCAGGAGGTACTGTTGATATTGCTACTGACTTCTCAATATCTGGTCAATCAGACGCGGAGTTGAGAACCCTTACAGAGGCCAGGAAGAATGGGGACTTATCACAGGTGGACTTTCTTAGAGAGCTTAAAAATCGGGGGATACTTAGTGATGATTTTTCTATCACACAGGGCGTTATAGATTCCACTGTTGACCCTAACGCAAATCTGACCTAGCATGGGCCGGAAGTTCAGATATAGGTATAAAAAAGGCATGGACCCCAGAAAGAACCATAAAAAGCCAAAAAGACGCAGGCTTTTAACCGTCTCAGAGAAAAAGAGAAAGATATTCCTTATGGCCTTGGAAGAATGCGGGCAGGTTAATCAGGCCGCGTCCATCGCCGGATATTCAAGCTCTGCCGCATTAAGGGCATATAGGGCCAAGAATGATGAATTTGCCGAGGCGTGGGATGTGGCTGAAAGTGTTGCCTTTGACATTCTCGAAGATGAGGCCCATAGGAGGGCAGTTGAAGGTGTTATGGAGCCAGTGTTTCATCAAGGTGAGATAGTTGGTCATAAGGTTAAGTACAGTGATGCGTTGCTAACCACACTATTAAAAGCCAATATGCCCGATAAGTACAGGGATAATATAAAGGTAGATCAGGAAATAAGTGGTAACTTCGGTGTAGCTATACTCCCTTCTACCCACACAAGCCCCCTTGATTGGGAGAGCCGCGCTGCGGTTGTGCATGAATCCCAGGAAGCTCTTATGTCTGACACTAATGATGCAGATGAGAGTGTTATAGAGGGTGAGTATGAAGAAGAACAGAATACAGGAATGACAAGAGGATGAGAAATATTCCCGGCTGGTACCGATTGTTTCTTAAGAACATAAAAAACGGGGTGACTGAAATGCAAGCAGCTAAAATGTCCCTTATAGGTCAAGACGCATTGATCAGAGCTAAACGCACCGATCCTGAGTTCCTAAAGAGACTAAGAGAGGCACAAGCTTCCTCCAAGGGCCGGAGGGGTTGATAAGTACGATATTACACAGTATATTACTAACAAAGCAAACTGAAAAGGGCTAAACGATGGCGTTTAAATTTTCTGAGAACAGAGTGGTGTATGACATAACACTAATCCCTGAAGACTTTAGGATCATGTATGCAGAGACGACCGGGTATTATGAATCATACCCAGAGGACGATGACGGCACCCCGCACAACAAATGGCGAGAGTGGCGAATCAAAGATGATATGTGGCCCATCATAGCTAAATATGAGGCCATGCAAACAGAGTTGGAAAAGATAAAGCAACATATGAATGAAATGACCCTTGATACTCTGCGTAAAGGGGTAGAAGATAGGCTGACTGGTAAAACTAGCATGAAAGTGTTTTACAAAGGCTGCAAGTTGAACGGGGAAAGAATACCGTTTTGACGCATAAACCAACTATCAATAAACCAAAAGGACTAAACGATGGCATTTAAATTTTCCGAAAACGAAACAGTAGCAGATATTTCTGTAGTACCACAGGAGTTTCAGTCTCATTATACAGAAGCAGATGCTGATGGTAAAAAGGTATTCACTATCAGTGATGCGTCCAGGCCACTGGTTAACGCTTATGAGGGCGTGAGTTCTGCTTTATCCAAAGCTCAGTCGGACAAAAAGCAGGCAAGTGATGAGTCTGCAAGACGGCGTAATGCCCTGAAAGAGTATGATTCTATTTATGATAACCTGGGTCTGTCGGATGATGATAGGACAGTAGATGGTATTCTTGGGCAGATCAATGAGTTGATGGATCAGGTTAAGGGTGGGAAAGAGGTTAAGATTAACCTTGATAAGATCAACAGTGAAAATGCCAAGCGCATGGAAGAACTCGCTGCCGCCAAGGATGAGAAGTATAATAAGCTTCAGGCATCATTGGTTAAACATATGGTCACTGAAGCCGCCACTGCAAGTATTGCTAAAGAAAAGGGATCAGTTGAGCTTTTACTTCCTATTGTTGCTGGACAGTGTAAGGTTGTTGAGGACACGGACGGATATACTGTCCGGGTTGTGGATTCTCAGGGAGATGTGCGGTCAGATGGTCTCGGGGGCATGATGGGCATTGACGGGCTTATCAAAGAATTGAAGGGGTCCAACGTGTATGCCCGGGCATTTGATAGCGAAACCCCATCAGGATCAGGTGCCACTCCGGGAGCGTCCAACCCCCCTATGTCTGCCCAGAGATATAGCCAATCAAAAGACATATCTTCTACGGATAAAATCGCACAGGGGCTTGCTAAACGGAGTAGGGGTTGACTCCTGCTTTAGCATATGCGTAAATATATGTAAGTTTTATAGGTATGTAGAACAGGTAGCTGGGATGGCTACCTGTATTATATGAGGGACTAAGGTTCTCAAAGGGTGATCTGGAGA